CCTGTCAGTTTGTCGGGGTTACAATTTGATGCTACAATGACAGATGTAGAATACATTACTGCTGAAGTTACATTTAAACATCAACAATTTTTTATTCGTGATAAACAATTTAAAACTCTATGAATTTTGAAACTCTTCGTAATAAATTTGACAAATTGAGAGAAGACTGGACAGAAGACTCAGCAGTTGACTTTCAATTTAAGAACAAACAGTATACCACGGATCTAGGGCAACTCGCATTATCGATCCCTTTCCAACATAATAAATACTTAAACCATTACACTGACATTCAGCAGATCAAGACTTCGCTGGAATTTGAGACCCGCAAACTGGTAAAGAATAAGCGTGAGTATTACTCAGGCGAAGCAGACGCTAAGACCTACGCTGCTAAACCATTCGGATCAAGCATTAAGACTTCGGAAAAAATGAGAACTTACCTTGAGGCAGATGAGGAGATCATCAACCTTGAGGCGAAGATCAAATATCTAGACCAGATGCTTTACTGGTTGGATCAAGTCATGCGTCAAATTTCTAATAGAGGTTTTCAGGTCAAGAGTGCCATTGAGTGGGAGAAATTCGTTAATGGACAATGATGACCACCCTCAGTATTAAAAAGAAAAACGAAGTATACGTTACCATTCAATCTGCTGAGCCACATGTACATCAGGAGCTCTCAGATTATTTTTCGTTTGAAGTTCCTGAAGCAAAGTTCCTGAAGAAGAACCCCAGATACAAATACTGGGATGGAACTATTCGTCTGTACTCTCCTGGTACGGGCGACCTTTATGGTGGTCTAATGAAGCACCTACAAGTGTGGGCTGACGAGCGACAATATAAAGTCAAGTATGAAATGAATGACTGGTATGGAGAAGTCAGAGAAACTAACGACTTTGTTTCATACGCAGGCATTGAAACATTTATGAATAAAATTACACGATCTGAAATCAAACCAAGAGTGTATCAGTATCGTGCTGTTTACGAAGCTATAAAAAATAATAGAAAGTTACTTCTTTCTCCTACGGGCAGCGGAAAGAGTTTGATGATCTATTCCCTCGTCAGATACTATACTGCTACCAACAAGAAAACGCTCATCATCGTTCCTACTACGTCCTTGGTAGAACAGATGGTCAATGACTTTAATGACTACGGGTGGAATGCTGACGATCATGTGCATAAGATATATTCCGGCAAGGATAAAAATACGGATAAACCAATTATTATATCAACCTGGCAATCCATCTACAAGTTCCCAAAAAGATACTTTGATGATATTGATTGTGTTATCGGTGATGAAGCACACCTGTTTAAATCAAAATCCCTCACGGGAATTATGACTAAACTACACAATGCCAAGTATAGGTTTGGTTTTACTGGAACCCTAGACGGGAGTAAAACTCACAAGTGGGTGTTGGAAGGATTGTTTGGTGATTGCGAACAAGTTACTAAAACAGACAGTTTAATTAAGGAAGGTTATCTTTCTAAATTTAGGATCAAAATCCTACTTTGTAAACATGCTCCGCAACACTTTGAATCATATCATGAGGAGATTGATTACCTAGTAGAGCATCGTGGTAGAAATAATCTGATTAAAAATTTAGTAAAAGATATTGAAGGAAACACTCTTGTGTTATTTAACTATATCGAGAAGCACGGTGAACCACTTTTGGAATTGATAAATAGCACCATAGACCCCGAGCGAAAAGTATTTTTTGTTCACGGTGGTACTGATGTAGAAGATAGAGAACAAGTACGCCAACTTACTGAAACTGAGAACAATGCTGTAATCATTGCTTCTTACGGAACGTTCTCTACAGGTATCAACATCAAACGATTACACAATATTATTTTTGCTTCCCCTAGTAAGTCTCGCATTCGTAACCTCCAATCTATCGGACGTGTTCTCAGGAAAGGCGAAGGTAAAGATATAGCAACCTTATACGATATCGCTGATGATATTGGCGGTCAGAATTATACCCTTAGACATTTGAATGAACGAGTTAACATTTACAATGAAGAGAACTTTAAGTATGAGGTTATAAAAGTAAACCTTAGAGCAAATTAAATATGGAAGAAGAATTCTATGCAACTATTAAATTAGTATCAGGTGAAGAATTAGTATCTAAAGTATGTTATCTTACTGAAGAAGACAAGGTTATGTTAGAGAGACCTCTTATAGTTGAAAATTCTAAACAAAGAAAAGGTCAGTTAGAAGTAACAGGCTTTGCTTTAAAAGAATGGATCTCTGCTACATTTGATAATATGTTTGTTATTAACAGAGATCATGTATTAACTATGGTTGAAATTGAAGGAGAAATTGTTGACTTCTATGAAAAAACTCTTCTCCGTATGGAGACTGGAAAGTCTTTAGCAGGTAGAGGAAATAAAATACCCAGAGGATCTGGATACCTAGGTTCAGTAAAGGAAATGAAAAAATCTTTAGAAGATCTATTTAATAAAAGCTAAGAGCTACAACTTCTCTTGAACCCTAACAGAGTCATCCTACTCAGGTTCTGAGGATTTGTCAACCCCCCTTTGACAGATCACTAACAAAGTGGTATACTTGATATATGATTATGTAAGACAAACCGTGGCATACACAGTAATGGCAAAACGAAAGCAAACCGAATACTACGTTAATAACAAAGAGTTTCTCGCTGCTATTACTGAGTATCGAGACAAAGTTATTAAAGCAAAAGAACAAGAAAAACCTCGACCGCGTGTCACGAATTATATTGGCGAGTGTTTCCTTAAGATCGCTACACATCTATCATACAAACCAAACTTTGTCAATTACATGTTCCGTGAGGATATGATCTGTGACGGCATTGAGAATTGCCTACAGTATATCGACAACTTCAATCCAGAGAAATCCCAGAACCCGTTTGCTTACTTCACTCAGATTATCTACTACGCTTTCTTGCGTCGTATCCAGAAAGAGAAAAAGCAACTAGAAATTAAAAGTAAAATTCTAGAACGATCAGGACATGATGAAGTCATGCACACTGATTCTTACGATGGTACAATGACAGGTATGAACGCATCGTATTCTGACATGGGTAGTATCAAAGAAAACATTGAGACAAGAATGAACCGATGAATTATGAATGGTATGAAACTCCCTATGGAAAATTCCGTGTTGAAAAGAAACAGTTTGGAACGTGGACTAGCTTTGGTGAGGATGGCGAGGGAATCGTCACAGGCGGTACGAGGGAATCTGTCATGGAAGGAACGCCATTCCACTTGGAAGGTGTCGCTACTAACTGGGCAAACTGCAAATACTCAGCACGATATGATGGGACAGTGAGCGGTAAATTATGAAGATTGCTTTAATTACAGATCAACATCTTGATGGACGCAAAGGTTCTCTAGCGTTTTGGAACTACTGGCAACAATTCTATGACAATATCTTTTTTCCAACTCTTGAAAAAGAAGGTATCGATACCGTCATTGATCTTGGAGACACATTTGATAATCGAAAGTCTATGGACTTTAATACCTATCATCGTGTTCGTGAAAACTATTTCGAGAAACTAGCAAAGTATAACGTTCACATGTTGCTTGGTAATCATTGTACGTATTACAAGAACACCAACCGCATCAACTCACCAGAACTTTTACTTGAAAAGTATCACAACATCACAATCTATTCTGAACCCAAGCATCTAAAACTTGGAAACAAAAAGTTTTTGATGTTGCCTTGGATTAATAAAGAGAACTTGGAAGAAGTAACAAATTTACTTGAGACTAGTGAAGCAGATATTTGTTGCGGACATTTGGAACTTAATGGGTTTGATGTGACGCCAGGTATGAGAATGGACCATGGCATGGATGCTGGTTTGTTCCATCGTTTTAAGCGTGTTTGGTCTGGACACTATCATCACAAGTCGAAGAAGGGTAATGTTCAATACTTAGGTAATCCCTATCAGATGTATTGGAACGATTATAAAGACCGTCGTGGATTCCATATCTACGATACTGAAAGTGATAGACTTAAGTTTGTTGCAAATCCTTATGAGATCTTTGACAAAATTTTCTATGATGATACTCGTGTAGACTACAACAAACAGGATGTGTCTGGTTATAAAAATCAGTTCATTAAACTTGTCGTTGAAGAGAAACGAGACTACCAAATGTTTGAAACATTAGTTGATCGTCTTTACAACGTAGGAGTCCACGATGTAAAAATTGTAGAGACCTTAGTTGATATTGAAGATCAGGTAGATCTTGAAGTTTCTACTAAAGATACACTCACTCTTCTTAATGAGTATATTGATGAAGTAGAAATGACCGTAGACAAATCTGATCTTAAGGGTTTGATGAGATCTCTATATATTGAGAGTTGTAATGTGGTCTAATGTTTATTGTAACTTTAGAAGATCAACCTGATGGTGTTTACTCTATCTTCGATGATGATGAGGATAGGGTAATTCCTATATTTCAGGAAGAAGAAGATGCTGACAGATATCTGATGATGCTACAGATTGATGAAGATTATCCACCCATGCAGATCCTAGAGATTGACGACCATGCTATAATTACAGCATGTCAAGAACGCGGTCATAAATTTTCTATTATTACTGCTGACGATTTTTTGATTCCCCCTGACGATCCTGAAGAATGATTATTTTTAAAAAAATCCGTTGGAAGAATTTTCTATCAACGGGTAATGTTTTTAGTGAAGTTGATTTACGAGCATCAAAAACTAATCTGATCATAGGATCAAACGGTGCAGGTAAGAGTACTATTCTAGATGCTCTTACCTTTTCTTTGTTTGGAAAACCATTCCGTAAGATTAACAAACCGATGCTAGTTAATAGCATTAACGAAAAAGATCTTGTAACGGAAATTGAATTCAGTATTGGTAAGAAAGAATACAAAGTAATTAGGGGTGTCAAACCAAATCTATTTGAAATCTACTGCAACGATCAGTTGTGGAACCAAGAGAGCTCTTTAGTAGAACAGCAGAAGAACTTTGAGAATAATGTTCTCAAGATGAACTACAAGTCATTCACACAGATTGTGGTGCTTGGTTCTTCTACGTTTGTTCCATTCATGCGTCTGCCTCTAGCACAACGTCGTGAGATTATCGAAGACATTCTAGACATCCAAGTATTCTCTACGATGAATGTTCTTCTTCGTGATAAAGTTAGAGAAAATAACGAAGACATTAAGACACTTGATTATGAAATCCATCTTGTGTCAGAGAAGATTGATCTCCAGAAGAAGTATATGCTTGAACTGGAAAAGAAAACTAAGGAAGAGATCACTCGTAAAGAGAATAAGATCGCTGAATTGTTGGGAGATGAGAATACTCAGCACCAAGAGATTGCGCGACTATCGTCTGAAGTTGAAAAACATTCTAAAGAAATGGAAGCGGTGTCTACCAGCACTTCAAAACTGAAGAAGTTAAACACTTTTCTTATTAAAGTTCAGGGTAAATTAAAGACTTGTAAAAAAGAACATGAGTTCTTTGAGAAGAATCATGTGTGCCCTACATGTACTCAGGACTTATCAGAAGAATTTCGTGATGAAAAGTTGGAGTCTGGAAAGACTAAGGTTGAAGAAATGCTTGTAGGATACAATGATATCCTTTCTGCTATAGGAGAAGAGGAAGTTAAGTTTAATAAATTTACTGAGCTGTCAAGTCAGGTCATGTCTATCAACAACTCTATCAGTCAATCTAACTTTCAGATCATGTCATTCAGAAAAACTATTTCTGATATCGAATCTGAGATTAAAGAACTAGAAGGTAGCAACCCAGACAAGAAAGCAGAGTTTGTAAAACTTGAGGGTCTTGTTAGGAATAAGAAACAATTGGGTGGCACCCTCGCAGAAAACCGTAAGGACCGTGATACACTATTAGTGGCATCGCAATTGTTGAAAGACAATGGTATCAAGACTAGGATCATCAAGACCTATCTTCCAGCGATGAACCAACTCATCAATCAGTATCTTCAAAGTATGGACTTTTATGTCAACTTTACACTGAACGAGAACTTTGAGGAGATAATTAAGTCTAGGTATAGGGATGTGTTTTCTTATGATTCGTTCAGTGAAGGAGAGAAATCTCGTATTGATATCGCTCTGTTGCTTACTTGGCGTTCTATTGCTAAACTTAAGAATAGTGTGGATACTAATCTCCTTATCTTAGATGAGATCTTTGACAGTTCATTGGACCAGCAAGGTGGTATGGATCTGAGTTGGATCCTACGTAACTTTGATGACAACTCAAACATCTATGTTATCAGTCATAGAGAAAACCTTGACGGTAAATTTGAGAGAACTATCACAGCAGAGAAAGAAAAGAACTTCTCCGTGATCCGAGAGACAGTTTCTGAACTGGACTAGGGGTGCCTTCGGGCACCCTTTTTTTGTATATACTAGTAGCATCAACGAAACGAACGTATGTCATCCCAAGAGATCAAAGGAAACTTAGCACGACTGCTCGCAACAGAGAACCTGATTGTAGAGCACCGTAGAGTCGCTACAGCGTCCTTTGATGTGGATCGCCGTGTGTTGACTCTCCCTAACTGGGACAAGGCATCTAGCACCGTCTACGACCTTCTGGTGGGACACGAGGTAGGACATGCTCTCTTCACTCCTAATGAGGACTGGACTGGGATGTTCGATTGTCCTAAAGATTTCGTTAACGTGATTGAGGATGCTCGTATCGAGAAGTTGATGAAGCAAAAGTATCCTGGTCTTCGCAAGTCATTTGCTGGTGGATATAAAGAACTAAACGATCAGGACTTCTTTGGTATTGCTGACGAAGATCTCAATACATTCAGTCTGATCGATCGTATCAATCTCCACTTTAAGATTGGTGCAAGTGCTATGGTTCCTTTCTCTATTGAAGAAAAAGTATTTGTATCTCGTACAGATGTTGCTGAAACTTTTGATGAGGTTTGTCAGATTGCTGTTGATGTATATGAATTCAGTAAGCAAGAACAGGAGCAAGAGCAAACACCAGAAGCAGAAATGCCTGCCAATCAATCTTCTGAAGGTAAAGAAGGTGAGATGACGCATGAGGAAATGCTAGAAGAAGCACAACGTCGCGAAGAAAATAACACTAGTTCTACTAGTCAACCACAACCACATGTTGGAGAAGACTATGATGACGAAGAGGAGATAGAAGGTTCTAAGACACAGGATTCTTTCAACGATGCTGCTAAGAAATTAACAGATCGTTTTGGTGATAATTCTAAGTATGTTGAGATCCCTTCTTCTGTTAACTTGGAAGATTATATTGCTGACTGGACTGAAGTTCATGGTTGGATTGATGAACAGCGCGAAGCATTTGTTAATGATCCTGATGCTACTGACAATCGTTATGACCGATATATAGAAGTTGATAATGCTTTTGATACATTTCGTAAACAATCTCAGAAAGAAGTAAACTACCTAGTAAAAGAATTTGAATGTCGTAAGTCTGCTGATGCCTATGCTCGTGCTAGCCAATCTAAAACTGGTGTTCTTGATACTTCAAAGCTTCATACTTATAAGTATAATGAAGACCTCTTCAAGAAAGTAACAGTTGTGCCTGATGGTAAGAACCATGGTTTAATTTTTATTCTTGATTGGTCTGGTTCTATGCAAAATGAGTTGTTGTCTACGGTAAAACAACTACTTAACTTGACTGCCTTTTGTAAGAAAGTTCAGATCCCATTTGAAGTATATGCTTTCACTAACGAGTGGTATGCTGTCCGTCGCGCCAAAGAAGGTAATACCGAATATGTATCCAATGAAGAATACTTTGCGAGTCGTGGTTGTGTGGATGGAGAGATCTTCCTCCACAAAGGTATGTTCCATTTGATGAATGTTGTATCTTCTCGATCTAATTCAAAGAACTATGAACGTATGTGTCTCAATTTGTTTAGGGAAGCATACTGCTTCAAGCACTATGTTTCTTATCGTAGCACTGTTGGTGTTGGTCTTTCTGGAACTCCTTTGAATGAGAGTGTCATTATGTTGAACTACATCATTCCTGAGTTTAAGAAACAGAACAACTTACAAAAAGTAAATGTTTGTATTCTTACTGATGGTGAGAGTTGTCAGGCATCTTACGGTCGTAGATATTACAACGAACATAAAGACGAGCACTATGTTCGTCCACATCGCTTAGAATATTCCACCATACTTCGTGATCGCCAGACGGGTCGTATGTATTCTTCTATGAGTGGATGGGAAGAATCTACTAACACTTTCATCAAACAAGTTCGCGATCGTAATTCTGGAGTAAACGTTATTGGGTTTCGTATTATGGCTGGTAGTCAACTCTCTAATTTTGTTGGTTCCTATGGCGACCTTGCTTACTACGGTGAGGTTCAGAAGCAATGGAGGAAACAAAAGTCTGCTATCATTCCTATGCCTAAAGGATACACTGCATTGTATGCTATTTCTAATACTGCTCTTGGTGGAGAGAATGATTCTGATATGACAGAAGTTGATTCTGGTGCTAAGAAAAGTGAAATCAGTAAAGCCTTCAAGAAAATGCTTAGTTCAAAATCCACCAATAAAAAACTCCTGAGTTCCTTCATCGAGTATGTCAGTTGAGGTACTGTCTACTCCTCCTCTGATCCCACCTCACCCTGTTCTATAATAACTACATCAACGAAACGCACCATGCCTGCCAAGTCCGACCTTACCACCACACAACTTACTTCTTATCTGTCTGATACCTACGGCAATGACATCAATGCCGAGCATGTTCGTGCTGCGTGTAATAACTTTGGTATCACCTATCCTACTGCGGTCAAGCGTCTGCGTGATTTCTATGTCAAGCGTGGCACTTGGAACTTGACAGTACAAGAGCGTCTAGAGCAAACCTACGAAGCACCTGCTGGTATTCCTGTTTCTGAAAACCAGGAACAGAACCTTGTTCCCGATAAAGATGATAACTTCGTTCCGTTCGGTAACTTCACTGACGTAAAGAAAATCATTAAGTCTAAGATCTTCTACCCTACATTCATTACTGGTCTGTCTGGTAATGGTAAAACGTTCTCTGTGGAGCAAGCATGTGCTGCTCTAGGACGTGAACTGATTCGTGTAAACATTACTATTGAAACTGATGAAGACGATCTTATTGGTGGTTTTCGCCTTGTCGATGGGTCAACTGTTTGGCATAACGGACCTGTCGTGGAAGCACTCGAACGTGGAGCAATCTTGCTACTCGATGAAGTTGACCTTGCTTCTAACAAAATCCTTTGTCTCCAATCCATCCTTGAGGGTAAGGGTGTGTTCCTGAAGAAGACCGGTCGTTATGTGAAACCTGCTGCTGGTTTCAATGTCATCGCTACTGCCAACACTAAGGGCAAGGGTTCTGATGATGGTCGTTTCATTGGCACTAATGTTCTCAACGAAGCATTTCTTGAGCGTTTTGCTTTAACCTTCGAGCAGGAGTATCCTACTGTTGCGGTAGAAACTAATATTCTTGTTCGTATTGCTGCATCTGTAGGTAAGCATGACGAAGACTTCTGTAAGAATCTTGCTAACTGGGCTGACATTATTCGTAAGACATTTGCTGATGGTGGTATCGATGAGGTTATTTCTACCCGTCGTTTGGTCCACATCATGCGAGCATATGCTATCTGGGGTGATCGCATGAAGGCAATCAAGGTCTGTGTAAATCGTTTTGATGATGAGACCAAGCAGTCTTTCATTGAATTGTATGATAAAATCGATGCTGA